CGAAGACTTTTAACCAGTACGTCAACGATGCTATTGGTTTCCGCATGGAGCCGGAACAGGTTCTACACTATTCAGACAACGCCTTCGGTACCGCAGATGCCATATCCTTCAGACAGGACGTCCTTAGGATTCATGATCTGAAGACTGGCACCTCACCGACATCGATTCGTCAGCTGGAGATCTATGCTGCTTTCTTCTGTCTAGAATATGGCTTCAAGCCCGCTAATCTGCAGATCGAGATGGCTATCTACCAGAATGATGAAGTTGTACCGAAGACCGCAGACCCGACAGATATAACCACTATCATGTCGCGCATCATCACCTTCGACAAGCGCATCGACGATCTAAGAATGGAGGCACTTCTGTGAATGGCGAACTCGAAGGATATAAGCCACTCGAGGACTTTCAAGAACTGAAGCATGAGGGCGTCCTCCGTAAGTCAGGTCGATACCCATGGGGCAGTGGTGAAACACCGCATCAGCGCAACAAGTCATTTCTTGACCACGTTGCCACCCTTGAATCGAAGGGCCTTTCCGAGACCGAAGTTGCAACCGGCCTTGGCTTGGCATCAACGACTCAGCTTAGGGCCGCTAAGGCTATTGCTAAGGATGAACAGCGCGCTGCTAAGGTAGCACAGGCTGAACGGCTTAGCGCTAAGAATATGAGCAACGTGGCCATCGGCCTCGAGATGGGAATCAACGAGTCCTCAGTTCGAGCTCTCCTTGACCCCGGTTCTAAGGCCCGACATGACGTTCGAGTCACAACGGCAAATATGCTTAAGGATGCTGTTAAAGAGAAGGGTCTCATTGACATCGGTGAAGGTGTACAACACCACATCGGCGTTAGCGACACAACTCTCAAGACCGCAGTTGCCATGCTTGAGGAACAAGAATATAAAGTCTTCAAGAGGCAGGTCGAACAGCTCGGTACAGGCAAGAAGACCACAGTCAAAGTTCTTGCTGCACCAGGCACGCCCTACTCCGATGTCTACAACAAAGAGATCCATCAGATCGCCAAATATACCGATGATGGTGGTAAGAACTTCACTGGTATGCATCCCCCTCTCAACATCGATCTCAAGCGAGTCGGTGTCAGATATGCGGAAGATGGTGGCGCTCTAAAGGATGGTGTCATTGAGCTCCGTCGTGGTGTCGATGACGTCTCTCTTGGTAAAGCAAGATATGCCCAGGTCCGCATTGCAGTAGATGGTACGCATTACCTTAAGGGTATGGCCATGTACAGCGACAAGCTTCCTGATGGTGTGGATATGGTCTTCAACACCAACAAGAGCGACACTGGCGACAAGCGCGATGCCATGAAGAAACAGGCTAAGGATGATCCCGACAATCCATTCGGTGCGGTAATCAAACCGGGTGGTCAGCGAGGCGTTCTAAATATAGTCAATGAGGAGGGCGATTGGGGTAAGTGGTCTAAGAACCTCTCATCTCAGATGCTTTCTAAGCAATCTCCCTCATTGGCTAAGTCTCAGCTCGATCTTGCTTTCGCTCGTCGTAAAGACGAATATGAAGAGATCATGGCGTTGCAGAACCCCGCTGTTAGGAAGAAGCTTCTTGAAGCCTTTGCCGAAACTGCGGATTCCTCTGCTGTGCACCTTAAAGCGGCAGCTATGCCTCGACAGGGTACACAGGTCATCCTGCCTATTAACAGCCTCAAAGATCATGAAATATACGCACCCAACTTCAGGGATGGTGAGCGTGTAGTTCTGGTTCGTTACCCTCATGGTGGTAGGTTCGAGATCCCTGAACTTACTGTCAACAACCGTAACCCTGAAGCTAAGAGCATTCTAAGTGACAAGGTAAACGGTACTGCTAAGGATGCCGTCGGCATTCACGCTAGGGTCGCAGAGCGCCTCTCTGGTGCAGACTTTGATGGTGACACCGTACTGGTGATTCCTAACAACAGTCGTAAGGTGCAGAACATGCCGCCTCTCGCTGAGTTGGATAAGTTCGACCCTAAGACCAGGTACCCTAAGTACCCCGGTATGAAGGTCATGTCCGACAAGCAGAAGCAGATGGGTGACGTCTCTAACCTCATTACTGACATGACTATTCTGGGTGCTAACAAACATGAGATTGCTCGTGCTGTTAAACACTCTATGGTTGTCATTGATGCTGAGAAGCACGAACTCAACTACAAACAGTCTGCTATCGACAACAACATCAAGGAGCTTAAGACTCGGTATCAGGGCGCCTCTAATGCGGGTGCTCATACACTGGTCTCTAAGGCCACCTCTCAAGAGAACGTTCCTGAGAGAAAGCCCCGCTCTGCTAAGAATGGTGGGCCTGTTGATCCTAAGACAGGTGAGAAGATGTGGGAGCCCACTGGTGCGTCCTACATTAAGACTACTGTTAGTAAGCGTACTGGTGAGGTTAAAGAGAAGGTAGTTGATAAGACTACACGCTCTACTAAGATGGCTGAAGCTAAGGATGCACGCACTCTCTCTACAGGTACCCCTATGGAGAACGTGTATGCGGATCATGCTAACAGGCTTAAGGCTATTGCTAATGATGCCCGTAAGGTAGCTCTTACGACTAAGCCTATTGTATGGTCCCCCTCTGCTAAGGTTGCGTATGATGGTGAAGTGAAGTCCCTCAAGGCTAAACTTAACCTGGCCTATGCAAACAAGCCCCTAGAGAGACAGGCCCAGCTCATAGCGAACAGCATGGTCAAGGCCAAGCAACTGTCGAACCCTGACATGGATGCTGCTGATCTCAAGAAGGTTAAGGCCCTTGCTATGAAGACCGCCCGTGATAGGACTGGTGCCGAGAAGCAGCAGATCATCTTCACACCAAAGGAATGGGATGCTGTACAGGCTGGTGCTATTAGCCCCAACATGCTGGACAACATCCTCAAGAACGCTAACCTGGAACAAGTCAAGCAGTTGGCTAACCCTAGGGCAGCGACAACAATGCTACCTGCTAAGATCTCTCGAGCTAAGAAGATGTTGGCTGCTGGCCATACACAGGCCGAGATTGCGGATCAGTTGGGCATCTCTACAAGTACACTCAGTGCAGTCCTAGGAAAGGTGGATGGAGACGGTGGCTAAGCACATGCTGACAACAGCAGACAACCCATGGCATCCCTTCACACACTGGGATGATTGGTGGGCGTATGATACACAAGCAGGGCACCATACCAATGCCTACCTGGCAAGGGTGAGCAAGTCATCTGATGATTTGTCTGATCCGGACCAGGAGTTGGCAAATGAAATGGCAATTGATGAAATCGTGAGAGAGAATCCTCTCGGACTTTATCTGAAAGTGAATGAGAACTCTGTCATAATTCCGA